TTTTATAAATATCCTCCAACATCATGTACTGCTCAGAATCCGCGGGCAGTGACCCCATCTGTCCACGTGGCCATTTTATTCTAAACTCTGTGTTCTGAGAAACATCCTGCTCCATTATCTTAATTTTGGTGTCAGCAATGTTTAACCTTTCAACCATCTGGAAATAGCCCATGGTGCCGAGTGCCACAATAATTATCAGACTGGCAACCGTCTTCATAGGCATCTGCACAGCGGCAGATTCAGATATTGTTAAAGGTTTCTTACTCATGTTTTGGTTTTGGTGGCGGAATTATATAATCTTTTGGATCAACTTGCAACGGCTGCGGTGGCCGTACAAAAACCGCCAATAAACATAATAAAGCTATTAGTATTGCTGTGAACTTGTAGTCCATAACAACCTCCAATCATTATTGTTTTTTTGGTGTAAAAATAGATTTTATTTTGTCCCAAATTCTGCAACAAATTCTTTTACATTTATCCATCATTTTTTTTCTCCTCAATATCATAAAACATTTTATCTGAATCCTCTGTTATCCAATCATCACCTTCTACATCCCAGTAAGTAGTTTGAACCTTATAGTCAGGCCAATTATTTTCTGTTGTGTAGCTATTGACATGCCAAATTATTCTATTATTTGGCTGAGCTGCATAATTGCCATTCTTTAAAGCAAGTATGTGAGCACATTTATGCTCTTGCGGTATTTCAGAATGTTCCGTATTTAATATATTAGTCTCTGGATGTGCCCAGTCAATAGTAAAAAGATATTGACCTTTGTGGAATTTTTTGTCTCTACCCATAAATTTGCCATTTATACCAGCCAACCAATCAAAACAATGAACACTAGGATAGTAACTAAAACAGTTCCACAATTGCAACTCATCCACTCGCATATCTGGCACTTGATTTCTTTCAAATTCTTTTTGAAAAAACGCACTAATAGGTAATCTGTAGAAGACCGCACCATTCGGTAACATACAATGAAACAATATTGCACGCCCTGAAATAGAAGCAATGCCAAAGACAACACAGTCAAAATAATCTCCTTTATGTTTTTTAAGATCATAGAGATACTCCTTTCGTATTTTGCAATAAATAGGTGGTATGTTTGCATTTAAATAAGCCATAAGTCCTCATTTTATTTCTCCCCAATTAGGGCCAGATTCATAGTCTACCTTATTGGGGACTTCTAAGTCAACAGCTGACTCCATGATATCTTTTATTTTGGCAGCTTCCAACTCGTTTAACACAGATATATCAAGTTCATCATGTACTTGTATATGTGGTGTAATACCTTCTTTGTGTAATTCTACCATTGCTTTTTTTGTCATGTCTGCAGCAGATCCTTGAATTAATCTATTTAATGCTTTGTATGTAAATGCTCTACGTGTTGGATTTTCATGCCAATAATTTTTCTTAGGATTACCTTCTTTATCTTTTATAATATTTCCTTCATCATCTTTTAAAATTGGTCCCATATTCTGTAGATCTAACATACTCTCGTGATCCTCTGCAGGCACAAATGTTCCCCATTCTTTACCTCTTAAAACAGGTTCATATTTTGGAAATCTACAACGTCTACCAAGTAAAGTTTTTATCTGACCTTTTTTCTGTGCAGCTGACATTACCTTGTTCATCAGTTGTCTTACAAATGGTGCCTTATTATGATACTTGTTAAATAATTCTTCTGATTTTTCTTTTGTAACACCTAACTCTGCTTGAAGTTTAGCTTTACCCATACCATAAAATAAACCTAAGTTAATTGTCTTAGCTTGTGATCTTGGTATCTCTGCCATCTCTGCAACTATTTTGTGAAAGTCTGTTGATGAATCATTTTCGTATGAGTCTGCAATTGGATTTACTGAACCTAATCTAAATTTTAAAGCATAGTGTGCAACCAATCTTGGTTCCTGTTGCGAGTAATCAAAACATCCCCACTTCATACCTTCTTCTGGTATGAACAAAGATCTTATCATAGGACCTGTTGCTGGATCTCTTGCTGGTATCTGTTGTAGATTAGGATTTACATAACTAAATCTACCTGTAACGGTGCCACCATCATCAGATCTTATTTGATTTATTTCAGAATGTATTCTCTCACAATGTTCGTATTTCAATATAGAATCTATGAACGTTGTTCTTACCTTGTTTATTTTTCTAGCTTGTGCTATCTTTTGAACTAAAGGATGTGGATGATTAACAAGAAAGTTTTTAGTAAATGATGGTTCGTCTGATTTTGCAGTTCTGGAATATGGTAACTTTAATTTATCAAAAAGCGTGGCGATACTTCTTGCAGCCATTAATTGAATGTCTAGGTTACTTTCTTTTTTTATTTGTAACAACAACATCTCTTCTTGTAATTGTAGGTCTTGTTTCACTCTATGAGCTTTTTCAACGTCCACTCTCACCCCAAGAAATCGCATATCTACCAGACAAGGAAATAGATCTGTCTCAAGATTAAATATATCTTGTAAGTTATCTTCGATAATTATTTTTTGACACTTGTGCCAAAGTTCTAAAGTTAGTTCAGCATCTTTTTCAGCGTATGCTCCAACTTCCATTGCAGGTAGTCTCCACATATCTGCTTTTGCATCTAGTCCTCTTTCTTTTGCAGCTTGAACTAATCTAGATTCGTTTTTACCTTTTGATAAATGATGCCACGATAAAGTATTTAGTGTGTATGAGTATCTGTTCTCATCAATTAATGATGATGCAATCATGGTATCTACTATTAAACCATTGATATTTATACCCAATTTACGTATCCAACATACGTCATACATAGCGTTATGAAATATTTTTGTAGCGGGAGATTCACACAAATCTTTAAACCATTCTAAAGTTTTTTTCCTATCCATATTAGGTCCATTTTCATGTGCAATAGGAAAGTATCTTTTGTATCCTTCTACGGCCACAGCAAATCCTACAATCTCACCTACACCAATTACAGAGCCTGACCCTTTTGATTTTAATTCTGGATCTCTTGTTTCCAAATCAATTGCAATCTCAGGATAAGATCTAAGATCAGGATATTCTGTTGGCATTAACCATTCTGTATCAGGTAATATCATTTTTTATCTTTCAATTTTTTTATCTCTAAATCACAATAGTGTTTAATTTTTTCTAAATCCTGTATACCATTTTTATTTAAATAACGGCACACATACTTTATAACGTTCCCTTGAAAGAATGAAAGGTCATTCTTTGAAATAAATTCGTAAGGCTGTATACGAAACGATTTATAATGTGATCCTCCAATTTGCTTATCTTGTGGAAACGCATCTTTAAAAATATCTTTGTGTGTCATAATCTGTACTCCTTTCTTTTTATTTTTGATTTAAGTTTATATAAATTATTACGTGCTCTTGTAATTCCTACGTACCAAACACGATGTTCTTCATCACGTTTGTCAACACTTCTTTTTATAGATTTTTGTATTTTATCTCCTTGATGTAAAGCTAAAATTACATTATCCTGTTCGCCACCTTTTATTGCATGAATTGTAGACATAAATATTCTTGCATCCATATCTAAATCTTCACCTTTTTCTAACATTATTCTTATATATCTTTTTTCTTTTTCAGGAGCTGCAATGAATACATCATACCAATTTTTAGTTCTGTTAAATAATTCATCACCCATAAAATCTTGACATTCTTTCTCTTCTTTCTCATCTAAAATTTTACCCTTTTTAGTCCAGTCTGTGTATAGTTTAGCTGCTTTGTATAATCTAACTTTGTAACTCTTACCTCTGTTACTTTGATAATATAAATTTTTCTTTCTAACTTCATTCATTAACTCTAACAATTGACTCTTGGTTCTTGTTAAAATCAACCATTTACCTTTTGTTAAATCTACCTGGCCTAAGTTTGCAATATATTTACACTCACCTTCATAGTCTCTCGCTAAATAATCTTTTTGTTTCCTGATGCCTGATATACTTTCTATTGGTCTATTGGACTCTTCTTGTACAATTCTTGATATACGTCTAGATTTTTTTAATACTTTTTCTTTTGCAGGCTCTTGTATAAATCTACTAACATCTGCACCAGCCCAAGCAAAAATAGCTTGGTCATCGTCACCTGCGAGATATAGATCTTTGCTCTTTTCTTTTAATCTATCATACAATTTCCATTGTAATGGTGACAAGTCTTGTGCTTCATCAATAAATACAACATCAAATTCTGGAACTTTATTTAATACATTATTTATGATGTCATTAAAATCATAGAGCCTGTAGTTCTTTTTATATTTTATAAAGTTGTCATGTATATGTTTTAATGTGGTCCACCTAATTTGTTTTCTATCGTGTTCATTACGATCAAACTCTTCTCTAATTTCTACGTCTCTATTGATTGCTCTTCCTATCATTTGAAAGTACGGGTCATTACATGTTAAGAAATGTGATTCTTCTTCATTGTATTTATCAGAATACTTTACTCGAATACCTAGTTCTTTACCTAAGTCTTCATAGTGAAATGGTTGCATTATGTTTTCTTCATTTAAACCAAGAGTGTTATATGCAAAAGAATGTAGCGTTTGAAAATGTTCTAGTTTCTTTTCATCGATAGGCATTCTTTCTCTAGCTTCTCTTGCTGCTTTTCTTGTAAATGCAAAATAACCTATCTTATGTAGTGGTGTTCCTATTCTAACATATGCTCTTGCTCTATTAATAAGCCTGTGAGTTTTACCCGTGCCTGGCGGACCATATATTTTATGTATCATACTATGTCCTCTTCCTTATCAAACTCTAATATTTCTTCTGGTGGTTCGTCCTCTTCAAATTGTTTCATATCTATTTCCATACATCTAATTGGATTGCCTTTACCTATTCTCTTTTGTTTACTAGGCTCTGCTTGAAATACATCAACGACCATTGTCTTTGTTTCGTTTTCATCCATACGCCATTCATTTCTTTTTAACTCCTCGTAAAATTTATAAAATAAAAAATATCCTTTGCTTTCTTCTACATACACTGATCCACTTTTGAATCCATTTAGTGTTGTAGTTCTCACATCGTTTAGATATTCTTTTAGATGTCTAAACAATATACCTGCTGGTTGTGACTCTGGATCTGGTATCTCTACATTTAATTGTGACCATAGTTCAGATACTATATCCTGAAAATCTTTTGCTTTGATAGCTGGTGGTACGATGTTTGTATGCTCTGCAATTAATGCTCTTAGTTCTCTTTGCTCTATTATTTGTTTTACAGTTTTTGCATTAATAGTTTTAATTTTACCACTTGGTTGTTTTACATACAAAAAGAATTTTGGATGTGGTCTGTAATCCATTTTAGTTACACTAATTATCTCAGGCCATGATGCATTTAATTGTTTACCAACGCCATACTTTCTACGCAAACATATACTCTTAGCACACTTAGATTGTATTGGATCTTCATTACAAGTATAACCTGCTGTGTCACCCTTCCATGCTTTTATTTTTGATTTAACTTTGTCATCACCCCAGATGTTATCGTATTTAATATAATCCCTTGCTTTCTGTAAAACTTTATCTTCCCATTGATCTGGGTATTTTCTCTTGGCGAATACCATGTAGTTGTATAAGAATCTGTCTCTTTCGTCTGGTAGCTTTTCTTTCGTTCTTTCTATGTCGCCACATATCAGACCAAGACATGGTGGTCCCTCATCAAATTCTGTTGCTTGATTTTTTAATTCTTTGTTAATTAAATCTATACCAAGTTTTTTTAAATCTTCTGCAGATTGTGCGTTTAAATTTATAACTTTAATAAACGTATTGAAATCTATTTTATCTCCATCAGGTTTAACCGCTACTCTATCTTTCTTGTTATAGTATGGTAGATTTATAAAATTACCCGAAGGTCTTTTACCATCACTTGAATCTAATGAAGTTTGTTTTGGATATATTTCTGTTTTTGATGGTAGACCAAATATAAATAATAATTTTTCTAAAAATTCTCTTATCTCAGATGCTTTTATTTTTTCTTTAGCAAATAAATATAAATGAAGCCCACCTGATTTTGATATGATAGGTATTACTGGTAACTTTTTTTCGTCAATTGTTTTTAAATATTTTTGTAAATTAAAATCTGTATAGTTTTTAGGATCAATATCTATTGCACCGAAGATAGCTTTGCCCTCATCATCACATGGATTTACACCAATAGATTTAACACCACTTAAATGTTCTTCGTAATCTTTATCTGTTATTTCTTTTTTAGCCCAACCATAATCTTTGGGTTCAAATTTTATTTTTCCAGACTCATCTTTGTATCCGTTATGAATATTACAGAATCCATAATTACGTTTTAAACCTGTGAAATATTTTATAAAATCCTTCATAATTTATCAAGGCCGGTCCACTCTCGCTTTCCGGCCTCGAGTTGCAACGATTCCCGTAGGAATTATACAATATCTCCTGTAGCAGAGTTTTTCTCATACTTAGGTTTAGCAGTTCCTTTAGCTACAGTTTTTTGTAGTTTCTGTGCTGCTACATATAAATCTGCATCTTCTGATTTAGTAATGTCTAACATTCTAATTTTAGATGGTTTATATACATGCCAACTTTTACTACCCGCAGTTTTGCCAATCGTTTTAAGATTAAACAAAGCTGAGTATGCAGCAGGTTGGAATGAACCTTTGTCATCTGATACTCTTAAATTAGTTATCAGATTATTTAGTTCTCTCGCTGGTGATAAATTAGACGAACGCATAGTAATTACAGCAGGTCTGAACTCTTCACCTTGTACCATTACTACATAAAAGTAAGCGGTCTTCTCAACATAATTACCATTAGGTAATCTGTATCTTCCATTTCTTTCTTCTGTAGCATCTGCAGGTATTTCCATGTGAGTTCCAACTGGTGCTGAAGCACTATCTCCTCTCTCTTGCCATTCAGGATATCTAGTTTGAGTGTGAGCAACAACAACGTTGATGCCTTCGTTCTCACCGTCCATTAATTGACCAAAAGATGAAGCGTAAATCATTCCTGGTTTGGAACCTTTTACGTATTTTGGATCTCTTTCGTTACACTCTGGAGATAATTGATGAAGAATTTTTAAGATCGGAGTTGATACATCATCTCCTTTAATTTCTTCTGCACCTTTACCAGAGTCACCTCTGAGATTTATTGTTGCTAATGCACCAGCATCAGCTTTATTAGCTAATTGACTTTCCATTTTTCCTCCTATTAAGTTATTGGTTTATTAATTTAGCTTTTATTTTTTATCTTTACTTGATCTACATCAAGTACAGAAAACAGATCAGATGGAATTTCATTTCCTTTTTCTTTCCATTCCTTCATCACTGCTGATACAGAAGCATGGTGAGCATCTTCCTTTTGAGAAGGCTCATAGCCATGCTCCTTTGCAAGGTTAGCGTATGCCATAGCCTTGTTTTCTTCGCCTTGACCAAAAGTAACACTAATATTATTTTTAATAATGTCACCTAAGCCATTGTTTCGAAGCCATTGATATGCATCTGCTCTTTTATCTGCTCTAGCATTTGCATAAAATTTTTTACCAACTGAAACTTCAGATCCATCTTTTAATTTCAGTGTACTTAAATTCATGTCATACATTAATTTTGGTATCACATCATAGACAAAATGTTTTTCGTCTTCTTCTAAATCTTTTACCTGTGCTTTTAATGTGGAGATTTGATTTTGTATTGATTTTAATTTCTCTATTTCTTCAGAGAGTTTTTTTGGATCAATTATATCGCTTTGATCAGGAGCGTCTTGCCGTAAGTTTATTGTCATTTACTTTCCTATATGTTTTTATTAATTTAATTTTTAATAGCGTATTAATATATAGAGAAGTAATTTTTATTGTCAACTACTTTTGATGAATATTTATTTCTATTGGATAATAAGTTTTTTCTTGACGGTCCCATTTTAATAATTTGAATTTTCCATTTGTAATGTCTGAAACAACAGAACACACAACACCTATAATTGCAGGATCACCTGATAATAAAAGATAATCTTCTTCCGTATAGTTTTTTAGAAGAGTTCTAAGTTTGTGTATTAGTGGTCCTGGAGATAAAATCATTTGAGAAAACTCTGGTAGTAAAGTCACAATATCGCCATATTTTTGTGCGCCTACAATATTATACTTAGGTTCACCTTTAGCGGTGCCAGGTATGTCTTGAATTAAATAAACTTTGCTCATTGACTTTTTTCTTTTCATACACTATATAGTTTTTTAGAAAGAAAAGTAAAGTATGAACTATAAATTTAAAACTAAGCCTTATGCACATCAATTAGATGCATTAGAAGCTTCTTGGGATAAAGAAAACTTTGCCTATTTTATGGAGATGGGTACAGGTAAATCTAAAGTCTTATTAGATAATGCAGCCATATTGTATGATAAAGGCCATATAAATGGATTATTATTGATAGCACCAAAAGGTGTTTACAAAAACTGGTATGACTCTGAGATACCTACACATTTACCTGATCACATAGAAAAAAAAGTTGTCCTTTGGAAAACGTCTGACAAGTCTAGAAAACAAATGTCTTTGTTAAATACTTTGTTCGAAACAGGCACAGACCTTCATATTTTAATTATGAATGTAGAGTCTTTTTCAAAAGGTGCAGGTTTACAATTCGCACAAAAATTTTTATCTTGCCACAAAGCAATGATTGCTATCGATGAATCCACTACTATAAAAACACCTACATCTAATAGAACTAAAAGTATTTTAAAATTAAGACAGGATGCAAAGTATAGAAGAATATTAACGGGTTCTCCTGTAACTAAATCACCATTAGATTTATTTTCTCAATGCTTGTTTCTTGATCCCTGGCTCCTTAATCATCAATCTTATTACACATTTAAAGCTAGATATGCTGTTACTAAAAAAATAGAAGTTCAGGGTAGACGTATAGAGATTGTGGTTGGTTACAGAAATCTTTCTGAGTTATCAGAAAAAATAAAACCTTTTTCTAAAAGAATATTAAAAGAAGATTGTTTAGATCTACCTGCAAAATCTTTTATTAAACATACCGTTGAACTTACTAAAGAACAGAATAAAGTTTACGAACAGATGAAGAAAGAAGCAATAGCATTTCTTGATGGTAAGATGCAATCTACAGCCACGGTCATGACTCAGCTTATGCGATTACATCAAATAACTTGTGGTCATTTTACTGCTGATGATGGCACAATAAAAGATTTACCTTGTAGTCGTTTAACTGAATTGATGAGTATATTAGAAAACATTGAGGGTAAAACTATTATCTGGTCTCACTATACACACGATGTAAAAAGAATTATTGAAAAGATAAAAGAAGTATATGGTGATGAATCTGTAGTAGATTATTTTGGTGAAACAGATCAAGAAAATCGATCAAAGAATATAAAAAGATTTCAAACAGATGACAAGTGTAGATTTTTTGTAGGAACTACGCATACTGGTGGTTATGGTATTACATTAACTGCTGGTAGCACAATGATTTATTTTTCTAACGGTTATGATTTAGAAAAAAGACAGCAATCAGAAGCACGTATAGATCGTATTGGTCAAACTAAAAAGATGACTTACATAGATATAATGGCACAAGATACAATTGATGAACAGATAGTAAAAGCTTTGCGTAACAAAGTTAATATTGCAAATACAATTATGGGTGAAGGTTATAAAGAGTGGATTTAAATGAGAGATGATCTAATGGTACAACAACAGGTAAATAGTATATGGCAACACATGGTTGGTGTTATTTGTTTAAACAAAACTAGACGTCAAAAAGTTAAAAAGATGTTGCCAGCATTCTTCGATGAGTTTCCAACAGCGATACACCTTTTACAATCTGACAAAGACAAGATAGCAGAAATGCTGAAAGACTTGGGTATGAAACATGTCAGGGCCAACAGGCTGTGGCGGATGTCACAAGACTATCTCGGTTGGGACGGCGAAGACGCAACAGAATTATTTGGTATTGGTAAGTATGGTAGTGACAGCTACAGGATATTTTACAAAGACGAGATACCGGATAACATACAGGACAGCGAACTAAAAAGATATGTAAGAGAAGAGTTAAAAAAAGAATCCCTTATCTAAAACTTTCTCCAACAGCAGAAGTGATACTGCCCCAACAGTACCCAATAACACCCAATAGATCTTGTCTATCTTACCGCCCAAATTGTGTATACCATCATGCATGTGTTTCATATCTTTCTTCATACCTGTAATATATCCATAGATGGATAATAAATGTTCTCTGGTGCTTTTAGGTCTTAACCTGTCTCCGTTTGGCATTATGCTAGTCCTCTTTGTCTAAGTTTAATCATCTTCTCCTCTTCAGATAATAATGCGTTTTCTACTGGTGTCAAACCTTGATTCATGTTTCCTGGTGCTTGTGACGTTTGTATCACTGCAGCGCTAGGCATATCGGTTGGTGGTAATGCAGACTGACCTGCTGGATCAGTATCTGGTAAAAAGTCTTTTAAATCTAAATTAAAATCACCATATAAATTTTGTGTCTCCATTAGATTTCTCATAGCTTCAAGCGTTCCTTCTGCACCTAAGAATGGATTAGGTTGTCCGCCTTCGAGTGCAATGTCTTCAAATCTTTCTTGAATTTTTTCTGAAGGAAAAAAAGCTTTAAACTCACCAGATAATAAACTATCTAATAATCCAGTTGGTATACCTCTTTTTTCAAATATCTCTTCTAGTTTATTTGGATTAACACCTAACTTCATAGCATTTAATAAATGTTTTTGTGCATCTTTTCTAACTTGAAACAAAGCTTTATTTGCAACAAAATACCTTTCAATTACATCCTTTGGTGTTTTAGGTTCACCAGATAACACACCAAACTTACCACCGGTAAATAATTTGGTTGCTTCTGATTGACCTTGTCTAAGATCATACAAGTAAAATCCTAACGCTTTTTCTGGATCAACTTTTTCTAATCTAAAACCAAATATACCTGCAAGTTCTTTTGGCACCTCATACATTACAGGACCTTTACCCGGTATCTTTTTTATACCTTTATATGTTCTTTCAAAAGGTGCAGTTGTAGGTTTTAAAGTTTTAATTACATGTTTCATACCAATTTCTATTTGTTCTGGTAAGGGTGTTGTATCTGTCCACAACTCCTGACCTTCTCTAGTTCTACCACCTCTTAACATAATGTCTGCAAATGCCTCTGAATAAATAGACTCTGATATAAATGGTGATGCTGTTTCACCTGCAGCTTTTGCAATACCCTCTATAAAACCTTTTAATAATACTTCTTCGTCTTCTATACCTTGTTGTATATTAGTAAGTAAACTTTGAAATGGTCTTGTAAGTGTATCGTATACATTATTTTTAGACCAATCTGTGTAATACAACTCACCTGTGTCTGGATCTTTAACAAAAATTAATTGTGAATTTTTTGACCATGGTGCAACAAAGTCTCTTGCTGCATCTGCCTCTTCTTGCGTTACTCCATAAATTGCTTGTGATCCTTTTATTAAACCATATGGAATTACACCCATAGCAAGTGTTGTACCTATAAGTCTTTTTATACCCTCTGCTTTCATAGGGTTTGTGCTCGTTACTGGATTTATTTTACCTGTTACAGGGTCTCTTAGATCTTTCATTATCTGTCTAAATATACCTGCACCTGTTCTAAATACTTCTGATGGCCATGACATAAAATTACCAAGTGGAGATACACGCATGGCTCTTACAAACTCACCAACCTTTGCATAGTTTGGAACGGTGTCTTGTACAATTTCTGCAACTTCTTTTTTAAGTGCGTCGGGAGATATTTTGATACCTGCTTTTTTATATAGATCTCCTCTTTTTATTAATTGTGTTTCATAATTAATAATTTTCCAAATGTCATCTTCAGCTACATATAAGTCCTGCATGAACTTACCAGCTTTTTTAATACCTCTAGATGTTTTTTTACCTAAAGTTTCTAACATTGGTTTTAAAACACTATCGGTTGCAATATTACCCTCACCAAATCTAATATCTTTCATTAGATTACGTAGATCTCCAAGCCTTACATTTGTATTTACAATACCTAGTTCTAAGTATTCTCTGTATTTTTCTTGTGATAATTCTTTTCTAGGTCCACCTACCTGAACGCTACCAAATGCGTTTTGCATTGCTCTTGCAAAAAGTCTTGGGTCAGAAAGTATTGCACCATTTGCAATAGAAAATGCTGCAGAACTTAAAAAATTTCTTATGTGTGTTGGTACAGATAAAATTGTTTTTGCGTATTGTGCACCAGCTTTAGGTGTTAAAACTCCATATCTCCATGCTGCAGAAAAAGTTCTACCTAAAGCACCACCAGTATCACCTCTCATAAAATCTTGTATTTTAGATACGTTTGTAAAACCCTCTGCTATTTCTCTTGTTGTGTATGTGCCGGATAATCTATTTACTAACACACCTTCTTTAAAATATTCTTTTACATAGTCATCCATTTTGACTATATCTGCTTGATTACCAAACGCTCTTTTTGCGGCTAATGGACTATCATGAAAAAATCCTCTTTGTCCCAATGGTGTAGTTGATTTTGTGTTGGCTTTAGCTACTGCATCAGCATCTAATATTTCATCAAATAATTGATTTTTTCTTGCTATTGCAGACAATCTGTTAGTTCCTTCAAAAATAGAATGTCTTACATCATTAATTTCTCCAAATAATTCTCTAAATATTTTAGATCCCTTACCTATAACTTGTATTTCTTTTTTACCACCTGGTAAGTTTTTAGTTAAAGTTTGTGCAAATGTTTTTAAACCCATAGCATCGTCTGCAGACTTAGATAAATTTTGATACACAAAAGTTGGTAGTGTATCTTTTTTTGGGTCCATCTTTCTAACTTGTTTTATAATATCATTAACCATACCTTCTGCTTCTAAATCTGTAATAGGATTATTATTTTTGGCTGCATATCTTTTAAATAATGCTGCAGTATTTTTTACTGCATCTTTTGTAGGTTTATATTTTTGAAAAAAACCAGCTTCTGCATCTTCAAATATTTCAAACGTATTACCTATATAATTTTTAACTCTATTACCCATAATCTTTCTAAGATCTTTAGTAACACCCGTAGGTAAATCTACTTTTGCTCCTGGTCCTGATGCAGTTATTTCTAGTAAATTATTAAATTCTTTTCTTGTTTTATCTAGTATATCTAAAATTTTGTTACCCGTTATTGCACCCTCTTGTTTACCCATTCTTTTTGTAATAGTTGTTAAAATATCTTTTTTAAAAGTTGCATCTAAAGGTTTTGTTAAATCACCTTCAAATAATGTGTCATCTAATAATTTTAAAAATTGTTTTCTTTCTTCGTTAGAAGATGCATTAAAAAATTTTCTATATTCAGGAAATACTTTATCTATTTCTCTATCTATTAATGCTACTTTTTCTTCTGCAAAATTAGTATCTCTCATACTTCTTGCTTTTTGTTGTTGTTTTGCAACTGCAATTTCTTGTGGTTTAGTTCCTCTAAATCTAAATACAGATGCAAGTTTATCTAAAGCTCTTTCTAATCTAGAACTACTATAGGCAAGTTCTTTTCCTCTTTTTGCTAATGCTTTAGCACCTTTACCTACACCATATACAAAAGGTGAAAGCAACACAGACTCTGATCCAAATTTAATTCTGTTTAACAATCTTCTTGATGCGTCTTCTGCTATATCTGTAGATTGTTCTCTATCTAATTCTGTAGGTCCTGCTTCAAATAAATCTCCAAACGTGCCTATCTTTTCATTATCAACTACAAATATTTCACCAGCACCACCACCAACAGCCATTACACCAAATCTTTTTGCACCTGTTAATTTGTTTAATTGTGCTGCTTTTTTTGTACCTTTTTTAAAATTAGGATTTTTTGGATCAACATATTTACCAGCTTTCTTTGCACTAACTGCTTTTTTTGCCACTCGTTCTGCAATAGCATCAGCCGTTTTCAAAGCTATCTTACCACCTGCTGTACCAAAACCAATTAATTGGGTTAAAGCTTCTGATATCCTACCAGCAGCTCTCTGATCTGCAAATTCTTCAAATGGATTTATTGTATCAAAAAATTTTTCTACTTCTGCAACTGCGCTAATAGTTGAATCTTTTGTAGAGGGAACACCTATTAATTGTCCTGCTCCTAAATCCATTAGTTCTGCTGTTATAGATGCTACACCTTCTGGTATTTTAATTGCGCCTGATGCAATACCCGATACAAAAGATGTAAGTCCGCTTACTTCATTATTTTCTTCTGCTGGTAATTCAATATCAGTCTCATCTGTGCCTGCTTTGACAAGGTCTTGTTTGTTTTCTTCTGTGATCTTTTTTTGTTTCTTTCTTCTCTCCTCTTCTTCAGGAGTTAAAGGTTGAAATCTTGGATCGTCTAGGCTTAGAGTAGCCATAGATTACTTCCCTTCTTGTATTTCAAAAGTTAATTTATTTAAAATATAAGTTCCACCTGCGTTGTCGAATATTAAAAATTCTTTATCTACTGCATCATATATAATATCACCTGGTTGGTATCTATCTAAAGGTAAGGGTATAATATTACCTTTGTTATCAAAATCGTATGGTCGAAATCCCTTATATTTAGCTAAAATTTCAGGTGATGCTTCTCTCCTAAATTTAGTTATGTTAAAAGCTGTTTCACCAGGATTTCCTTTAACCGCTGGATTTTTACTTTGCATGTATGTTTCTGTTCTTCTATCTACAACATTTTCAAAATTAGGAATTACTTGTTCTTTAGTTATGTTTGCTTCAGGATTATCTAATTTAAATTGTAATTCAGCTAATGCTTGTTCACCTTTTTTTATTTGAAGATCAATTTTATTTTGTCTATCTAAATTACCCTCAGCTGCAATCCTTTCGTTTTTTAATTCAGCTATTTCTTTTTTTATTCTATTTGCTTCATCTGATTCTTCTTTACCTATATCTGCAATCACACCTTCAAGAGCTATATCTCTTTTTTCTTTTCTTTGTGCAGATAAGTTTTTAAATAAATTTTGTGTAGGTTGTTCAAATGCAGCAGCTAAATTTGCAAATAATCCTCCTTGACCCGCAGTTTTCATACCTCTTAACCCACCTTCAATTAATAATTGATTAATAGGATCAATAGCTGGTGCAGAGTATTTATCAAGCTCTGCTTTAATTCTTTCTGATGGTTTTTCATCACCTTCTGCATATAGGTTTCTCATACCAGAAGTAATACCACCTCCGACTTCACCGCCTTTTCTAAACATAGGTCTTTTAAAAACGTTACTCATATTATGTTCTATTAGGTAATGCTCTATATATACCAGCCAATGTAGCACCTGCACTTAATGCTGTTTGTAATGGACTAGGTGTTGGTTGCATTTGTGTTTGTGTTCCGCCAGGGTATCCTGAGATTAGACCCATGATGCCTGATCCTAAAGTCTGTGCTGCTTGTAGTGGCTGATTAGCTTGTGCCTGTAATAATTGTTGTTGAGCAGTTAAACCAGCTTGCGCTTGCGCTTGTTGTTGTGCACCAAGTGTTGATAGTGCTCCGATCTGTTGACCTAATAATGCAGGAGTTGCTTGTGCTAATCCCATTTGATTCATAAAATTCTGTTGTGCCGCTTGTTGTGCTTGACCAAAACCTTGTTGTAATAATTGTGCTTGTAGTGCTGCTCTGTTTCTATCTGACTGCGCCATAAATTCAGACTCAGCTACACCTTGTCTTGCACCACCAAATGCACCAGATCTAATCGCTGCATCTGATAATGATCCTAAACCTTTTTGTGCTTGACGATCAAAGTCTTGTAAAGTTGTGTCAATAACATCTCTTTGAAATGGTGACATAAATTGTTCGTAAGCTTGAGGTCCAGTGTTTGCTGCTGCAGTTTGTAAGAAGGGTTGAAAACCACCTAATCCACTTGCTAAATTTTGTGCTTGTGTAGTTAATGCACCGGGCCCAGCTACAAATTGTGGACCTAAAATAGTAGAAAGATCTTGACCTTTAAAATCACCGATTGCTGAAGTTAATTCTTGTAAATATGGTTTTGCTGCAGCTTCTATAAACGGAGCTGGTTGTTGTATTTGTGTTATAGTTTCTGTAGCCATTATACTCTTCCTCCGTTTTCTAATTGTTTCATCATACTATACATACGTTCGGCACCTTTGTTAACGTCACCATCGCCCATACCTCTTACAGCATCGGCAGTAAATACAAATTCGTTATTTGAAAGCATCGCAGGGATGTCGTCTGCCTTCTCTTTTACACCAACTGGAGGAATAAATCCACCAGTATTTCTAAGGTCTAATTCTGTTACACCTGCAGGGTTTTCATTCAATGGTAGACCCATGATCCCTGATGCCTGCATCGCGTTGTCTTCTGCAGTATCTCCCATAGCGTAACCAATACGGCCACCCATAGCTCTATATTCTCTCATATTTTGTTCTACAAGTAAATCTATTTCGCCCTCTGAGTATCCAAGATTTTTGTAATTGTTTCTAAGTTCTCTTTCAAGTTCAGCTATCTCTTCACCTGTTCTTCCTTCTATTCTCATTTGTGAAGGATCTAACTCTGGTTTTGTAAAACGATCAATACCACCAGCTATTAAAGAACCTACACCCACATCTAAAGCTACATCACCTATTTTACCAGCAGCTTTACTATCAAGAATACCACTTACAAAAGGATTGCCTGCTACTTTACCAAATAAACTACCTGGACCAAAAAATTTACCACCTCCAAAAGGAATACCTGATCCTAAAGCAAGTAATCCAAATTTACCTAAATCAGATTTAGCAAAATCTTTAACTTTGCTTACTACTTTCTTAACAGGTCTAGTTATCTTTTTAATAAAGCTTCCTAATCCGTATAATTGTCTGGGTGTTTGTCCTCTAGAAATCGACATAATCTATTTATTTTATATAAAAATCTCCTATTTTACAACTATTCTTCTTTGTCTTTGTCAGAAGATGCACCTAATGGTGGCATCGCTGCTACTTTTATTTTAACAGATCTTACTACATGTTCCTTTTTTGTAGCACTATCTGGGTTTGCAATATCATCTTCTGCTTCTTTGTCAGAACTATACTCGTAATTTGTTTCTTTGTTTCTTAAAACCACCTCTGTTTCGCATTTCACAACTGGTACTTTTTTACCATTTATATATGTGTATGCAACTTCACCTTCTTCTATAAACATATTAATCCCTATTTATTTCTAGCAGAGAAACTACTACATGTAATCTATCTGCTGTTGTTGCTTGTGCTTTTAATATCTCATTTTCTAATAAAATAATAGGTTGAGATATCATTTCTGTTGTTGCATTTGCTGCAACAGTCTTTGTTTTAAACAAAGAAAATATAGCTGAACTAGCGTCTGTAATTGTCATAGTTATTGAATCTCCATTACCAGAGTCGTCAGATACTACTATGTTTTTTATAATAGCTCTTGATCCTGCTGGCGTAGTATAAATAGTCGTATTGTTGGTAGTAGTTAAATCTACCTTTGCATTATTATAAATATTAGCCACCTATAAACCAAGAAAATCTTTCTTGCTCCTGTTTTTGCTCATCTAAAAAAGTTGAGTTTAATTGCTCTACTACTAAAGATATTGCTCTGTTAATTTGTTTCTGGTTAGAAACATCATAATCTGTTTTTGGTTCCGGTAATCTAACTACTATCTTTGCCATTAGAAGCTACCTTCTGTTGCTGTTGGTTCTGACTCTCTAAAACTACCTGCACCTTGTCCAAAACCTCCAGGTCTATCATCACCTCCGCCAAAGTATTGTGCAGCACCCTGATTAAATTCTCTTAGTTTTTGAATTCTTTGTTTTTCAGCACCTCTTCTTGCAGCTTCTTCTCTTGCTTTTTTGTCTCTTCGTCTTTGTAAGAAATCTGCAAGACTAGTTGATCGTCTAAATGTATCAAAACCTGTATCTCCTCTTAGACCAACACCACCAATTACTCCTGGTAAACTAAATCTATCTCCAAGAGAACTTAAACCTTTTCTTAATAAATTAAGTGGTGTAGGAATATTTTGTAAAAAATTAAATAATGACCCAATACCAGTTCTAGATCTTTTTGTCATTTCTACATCTTCTTCAACATCAGGTTCGTTAGCTACACCAAAAGAAGTATCTATTGCTGGTAGGCCAGCGTTATCTAAAAACATACTAGGTGCTTGGTTCATGATGCCTTGATTCATCATGTTTTGATTTCTAAAACCTTGTTTAAAAACATCCATTGCAGCTTTATTAGCTGCATTTTGATTTAATATAGAATCAAAATAATATTGATCTTGAAAATTATCTAATATTGACATTATCTTCTTCCATCCGGTTGTACATCTATTTTAAAAGTGCCAAAACGCCATGATTCGGATACTGAATCATTTTCTATTTTAACATTGACGAACCTACCTCTGGCTCTTGTATCTTTTTTATCAGTAGATGAGGTAATTGTAAAGGGACTCAAAGTAGTTGTAGTCTCTGATTGTTGCGGATATCTCTTAACTCCCAAAGTTACTTTAGCATTACCTTGTAATGTTTTAAAATCAGGCACAAATCTTCTCATTGCAAGAAAAACTTCACCAGAAACACTAGGACCTGATGGCCGACCTTGTGCATTTCTTTGTCTTTGTTGTAGATCAAAATCGTATGATTTTACAAACGATGTGACTGTGGTTGTTGTACCATCTGGATTAACTTGATCTGTTCCAACTTCATGTTCAAACAATGTTGTTTGTCCTAAACCAGACTCACCTACTATTACAGGAAATGTACCTGTAGCTGTTGAATTATATTTTGTTGCAAAAGGTGTAGGATAAATAGTTGCATCAATCCATGTTGTTCTAGCTTCGGTACCAATATACCAAACACCACCTCTCATTTGTTCACCATAATTATACACAACATATTTATCATTATATTCAGATCCTGCAGATGGATAATACCAAACTACTTCTGTATATAAATTGTTGATACCTGCATTTACTTGTTGACCTTTTGTAGTGTCAAAATTATCAAAAACAAAATCTTCTACACTACAAGGTAAAGATTTAACTGTACCATCAAACATAAAAAAACCATTTGGTGATAACCAAAATGCAGAACCATCTATTTCTACAGCTGCATTCTTACCTATCAAACCACAGTTTGTACCTACTTGTTCAAATCCAAATGTAAAAGGTGCACCGATAAACTTCATGGTATACAGAGCATTATCTGTCCAAACTAAAATAGTTTCTTTTGCTTTTAATGCACCTACAATTTTTGTGCCATCTTGTAATCTTTGTGAACCTGCAGAATTAATTGCAGTTGCAACATAGTCATTAATGTCTTCTTGATCAGAAAATCTGATAAACATATCATCTTGTGTCGAAGCTGAACCAATAGTTGTTTCTGTTCCAAGATGAATTAAGTGACGTGTTGTTGGTGAAACTAGTGTTACTCTTGTTGCAGTTGGATTGTTTGTAGTTGTAAAACCAGATGTTGCTGTTGATGCTCTTACTTCTAATGGTGTCGAAGCTCCTGCATTCCACGTAAAGGTTTTACCATTTGCAATAGTTGCAACTAACACTTGACCGAAATTACTCAATGACCAAAGTCCTGGTTCAAGTGTTACATCATTTGCTGATGATGCTTCACCCCACGCACCTGTACCATAAGTATCTGTGCCCCAACCATATCCATATGATTGTGCTCTTGGTCCTACAGGTTCGTAAGGAATTAGTTCTAAACTACCACCTGTAGATACAGTCCCTGATGCATTGGAACTTTGTGTAATTGTAAATACAGAACTTGATGTAATAGAAGTTACTTGAAAATTTTTATCTTCAAAATCAGAATTACTAAAACCTGTACCACTTGGTAAAGTTACACTATTAAGTTGCACAATGTCACCTGCTACTAATCCATGTGCAGATTTAGTTATAGAACAAATAGCAGAGCCATTTGTAGTTGCAATTGTTGCACCAGACAAAGTCGCCTTTACAGGTGTGATGTCATATAGCTGACCTTCAAAATATAATAATAAAAATTTATCTGTTCCAATAGCGACATATCTATTGCCATCTAAGTCTACAAATGCAAATTGTCTTCTTGCTACACCCACTATTGTATCTGTAACAAGTGATGACCACCCACCAACTTTTTCTGGTAAGCCATATCTAAAACGAACATTATCACAATCAATCCATCTAAACTCAGCACCAGAGTCAGTGTTTTGTTTATCTATTCCTGGTAGGACTTTGAAATCAATTAGAGCCACCTGTTAGCTCCTATATCTTATCTTTGAATACCCAGCCTCTTGTTGCATTAACATACACCAATGTAAAAGCTGAAGCGTTGGTTGAAACTACTAAATCAGATGCTGATCCATTTATGTTAGATCCATTTCTTCCAACTGTTAAATTGTTAGATGCAAGATTGTTTCCACTATCAATAAATGTAACTTCGTTTCCAATAGCAGGTGATGCAGGTAAGTTTATTGTAACTGCAGCACTAATACCACTTCCAGATGTGTTTACTAAAATTTGATCGCCGTTAACTGTCGTATATGTTGCAGAGGGTGTGTAGTATCCTTTGGTTTGTAATTTACCTGTAATGTTTGTACCATCAGAATATAAAACTGTAGTTGAACCAATAGGTAAAGCTAATCCAGTTCCCGATACAGTTTTAACTGTTAGTGTGTAATTAGAAGAAGATCTATCTGTTGCATCTTCTACAATAAATACTCTTTCAGCAGAGTCAGGCATAGTTACCGTTCTATTAGCTGCTAGTGTACCAGTTAGTTTATAATATAAATTTTTACCATTTGCTGTGGCATGGTTTGCCAAAGATAAAGCCACATCACCAGATCCTACATTTAACGACAGGTATCCTGATGCTGCTTGTTCTAATATTTGTAAATTAGTATTTGTAATTGTACCCCAGGTTCCTGATTTCTCACCTGTAGTAATTAGTTCTAGTTTTAAGTCACTCGATGTACTTGACGCCATATATTTCTCCTTATGGGTTGTTTGGGTCGATAGGTACCCATGTTCCCGTTGCCCCTGGAATTATTGCATTCCATGATATCACATTAACCGTGCCACTTGCAAGGTTTATTTGGTTGCCTGTTACAGGTGCTTCGGTTATTAATTCAATATTAGTATTGCCTATTGCTACGTTTATTCTTTTACCATTGACCGATACCACTACATTTTGAATACCTACGCCTGCAAAAGTGGTTGATGAAAAAGGTGTTGCTCCAAATAACATATTTTATCCTAACGATGTTTGAATAGGTTCCCATACCTGAGTAGCTCCTGGTACGATACCATCCCATTTTTTAATTAATACAGAATCATCTGCTATGTTTATTCTACTACCATCAGGAGTAACCGTAGCTTTTGCTACAATCGTTACAGTTCCTGTTGATAAATTTTGTCTATTTGTTGTTACAGTTACGGTTGCATTCGCTCTTGTTGTAACATTACCTATTTCAACATCTACTCTATTTCCAGTTACTGATAAGTTTGCATCAGCAGATATAGTTACTGATCCTGTGCTAACATCTACTCTAGATCCATTTGGTAATACTGTTGCTTTACCAACTGTTGTAACGTTTCCTGTATTTGTATTTATTCTAGATCCTGATACAGAATATACAGAAGCAAGTGTAGGTGTACCTGTATTTAGATTTACTCTTGATCCTGTAAGAGCTAGTGTTGCTTTTGCAACAATAGTTGGATCACCAGTTGTAACATTAATACGACTACCATCAGGAGATACAATAACACCTGTACCTTCTACAATAGTTACATTACCAATAGTAAAATTAAGTCTTGTGCCATTAACAGTTACATTAGCTTTACCAACTAAACCTACCGTGCCTGTAGATTCATTTAATCTTGACCCTAGGACGTTGACGAATGCGTTAGGATTAAAGCCTACATCTGAGAAGGCTGCTGCCGAAAAGGGGGTAGCACCGAAATACATGCGAGATTACCTCGCGTTTGCTGGGATATTATTAGATCCTACGATTGATTGACCAAATGCCATGTAGATGTATGTTGCACCACTACCATTATAACCACTATCTGAATTTCTAATTTTAAATCCATTTGATAAAAAATCTGTATCTTGGCTAGAGGCTGAAACTTCTGCATCTGAAGCATTTGCTAATAATCTATGTTGTGCAGGATTATCAATATCTCTTTTTGCATCCCTTATTCTCCAACCATCTGATGAATCACTTCTTTTAGACATCACCCAAGCTGGACGAAAGCCACAGAAAACAAATGTTCCATTTGTACTACCATTTCCTGTGTAGCTTCCGAATTTGCTGTAGCCAGTTTTCTCTGCAAAGCAGTAGGCGATAGTATTATCTGAAGAATCATTAGCATCTGTATCAGTACCAACAGAGAAAACAGAACTTGTTGGGGAAGTATTATTAAAAAAACCTGAGCTGCTAGTAGAAGCATTAGTTAAATCAAGATATATTCCATGAGTGTTGCCTAATTGTTTGTGATAAACTAGCCAATCCCTACTTGCTGTTAAATTTTTTATTATAATCATAGATGGTTCTACACCTAAACCATGACCAATTGTAGCATTAGAGCCTGTGCCTGTGTATTTTACGATACTAAATCCAGCAGTAGTATTTGCAGATACAGTTGAGGTTATGCTTCCATCTGAGTTT